GAAAGACACCCGACGGCTTGTCATAACGAAGTTTCAAAAAAAAAACTCTTGACAAATCATAACAGATATGATATAATAGAGTTAAAGAAACGGAAAGACACCCGACGGCTTGTCACAACGAAGTTTCAAAAAAAAACTCTTGACAAATCATAACAGATATGATATAATAGAGTTACAAAGCACCTTGACAATTAAATATCTATCATATGATAGACAGCTTATGCTATGGCGTGCAAGTGGTGACGGAATTAATATGCCCGTATGCCCCGCAACAACAAAACGGTTGTGCTGTGAAACAATGGTAACAAAGTATTACAGTATACATTGTTAGTATATTGCTAAATGCTACAAAATTGTAACAATTAGCAATGCCCTAACAGGCATTAAAAAATATTTTTCATACGGAGGTTAAAATTATGAAAAATCAAGAAAAATGTTTAGACTATTCACGCATTAATACGCAATTCTTGCGTGACCGTCTTAAATATTGTATCGGCAAAGATACGGTCGAAGTGTACCATGACGAGTACGGCAACCTATATTGCTATCATTATGGCGCGTTGATATGTGTACAAGGTCATTCACATAGGGCATTGTATAACTCGGCATATTTTGATTATTCAGCGTCAACATCGCGAGTTCGTAACGAGTTTTTCAGAATGTTAGGCGAAAATGTATATACAACGCAATTTATTAGAAAATGTATTAACGAACAATTTGATAATGGCGATATTATCAATAGGGATATTGTCGGTATGACTATGAATGACAGGTCGATATGGGTTGATACTCAAAGCATTAATACAGTAGTAAATCAATGGGCAGAGTAATAAAGGAGATATAAAAATGATTAAAGAAAAATATCAAGAAATGCAAAAAATAGTTGCAAAGTATGTTAAAGCCTATCAATCCGATTTTGATATTGATATTCAAACATTAGAATTGTGCGATAAAGACGAAGAATTTTTGTGGGTTGTTCGTCAACACGGTACACATCTTATTATCAAAAACGATGTCATTAATAGTGAAATTCTTCAATATTATCGTGATTTAAATAATATGGACGGAAAACAAAAAATTAGATACTATCAAATATATGCTGATATGTGTTATCCATTTATTATTCGTGATATCGATACTTATTATAATAATTGCAAAAACGATTATGAATATCAACAATTAAAAAAACAAATCTCTAATATGAAATAATTAAATAACATTGAATTAAAAAAAGTGAGGTAGAGCAATGGCTAAAATAAACGGTTTAAAATGTAAAGATTGCAAGAGTGAAAACCTATTTATCTTAAGCACAGGCCATCACAAAGGGATATATTGTGAACAATGTGGCTCGTGGATAAAATGGGCAAATAAAAGAGAATACAATCTATATAAAATTAGCAAAGCAAAGGGTGAATAATTATGAACATTGAAACAAAAATATTCAAAATGATTGCTGACATTCTCAATCATAGATACGAAAACAAAACGCTTGTAATTGTTGCCCATACAATAGGCGACCGAGCGTACTCAATCCCCATTAAATCAATCAGAGCAATTGACGGCTACGATATATCTGACCAATACGGTTTTACCTCACCGATATATGAAATGATGATTGAATATAAAAGCGGTATTAAAACATACACTATTCATCAATTCTTATTTCAAGAAATCATTGATATTTATGTTAAGTAAGGAGTGATAAAATTGTTTGAAGAAAAAATCATCAAGTCCAACGAACTTAAAAACAATGAATATAATATATCAATTCTTGCAGTTATTTTTGGCGGTAATCATCTAAGTAAAAATTATAAGATAACAGCACCGTCACTTAATAAGGCATTGCGAATAGCAATGCAGGAAGTACACAAAGAATATGTTGAATACTTTCACATAGACCTTGAAAATATATTAAGTAATTGTGAAATGCAAACAGCAATACTACATAGCACTAATACATATGGTAAATTAATTGCAGTTGCAGAAATTGATTTAGCTAAATGGGACTATACCATTTAAGAAAGGATTTAAAACTATGACAACAAACAATGCAATAATCGAGGGTATGAAAGCACAACCTACAAGAGTTAAGGCACGCGTTAAAGAATTTAACGGCGGACAATACGGCAGGGGTGGAGAATACATTGCAGTTATTCAACCCGAGTATTTCAAAAATGGTAGGTATAAAAAACAATCATTTAAAGTAATTGAAACGATTGAAATAATAAAAAAAGGTTATGGATATGGTAATTGTAAACACGCAGAAACAATAGCGGAGATTATTGAAATTTTATAATACATATATAAAGGAGTTTATCAAATGAAGTCATTATCATATTTATTATCATTGGAGAATGAAAAAGTTGACAATTACAATAAACTTGAGAAAGAAATTAAAACATTCACTGATAGTTACAGTGATATATGCGAAAGCGATATGATGACTTGTAAAAAAGCCATTAAAAAATTACATTGTAATATTGATAAGATTAATTGTATTAGCAACGACATTAAAGTTATACATAAAGATATATTAATTCAGTTGCGTAATTATAATTTAAAAAAATTTGAAATTGATGAGCATAATTATTATATCAAGTCCACAGATGTTATTAACAAAATATTAAACGATATTTAAACTAAAAGTATAATACTATTATACAAATAGTATAAAACTTTTTTTTAAAAAATATCAAAAAACTATTGACAATATCAACAGTATATGTTATACTGTATATGTAATCGAAAGAAACAAGTTAACAACGGTGCAAGTGAGCGGTATATCCACGGCGAAGAGCCGACCGCTTACTAATGCAAGGGGACTTGATACACCGTGTTAATATAGTCCGTAAGTCCGAGCAGTTGGCAGTGTTCCATACTTAGTATGGCGAGTTGCAAGTACACTTGAAATAGGAACAACTTGAAATTAGGTATCGGCAGGACTACAACGAAACAACAACATACACCGTCGGCTACATTGTGATGTACCTCCACGGCGGTGTATGGAAATTAAGTTATCAACACTATTAAGTGTTAGATATAAACAATACTAAAGAAAGGAGATTAATAACCTATGACTTAGTATTACATAGTATAAATAATCTGTAAAATGTTAGAAAGAAATCACGACACACATACACCGTCAACTGCACGGCGGTGTATGGAAATTAAGTTATCAACACTATTAAGTGTTAGATATAAACAAATATTAAGAAAGGAGATTAACAACCTATGAAAAAGCATTATTATGTATGTGTGTTCGACACTGAAACATACGAATTGAGAGTCACCCCGAACACCCCAAAGGGTAGGGAAACAGCAAAGCAGTTTGTAAACGAGAACACAAAGGTTTACCGTGTTGCAGGTGCAACAATGGAAAATGCGGTTGAAACATTCAAAGCAGAAGTTTGTGATGTTGCAGAATATGTTCCGATTAAATACACAAAGAACATTCCAACCGTAACAGAAATGTCACTTGACTAATTTAATTTATTAACGAAAGGAAAAAAAACAAATGCAAATTACAGGTAACAGTTTATTTACTTGCTTGACACGCAAGAATACAAAAGGAAAAATGCCCTCAAATGCTTATGAGGTCGGTGTTGAAATTGATAATGACTTTTCAATTTTAAAAACCGCTAATGATAAAGAACAGCACTGGCTCACTGATTATATCGGCGACCATACAAAGGACATTAAGTACAAAGGTAAAGACGGCAAGGAAGTTGACAAGAGAATTTTTAAAATTTCAAATGCACGCTTCCCTATTCCGTTGTTCGATGAAAACGCTGTTCCTATGGAACGCGCCGTACCTATTCCAAACGGTACAAGCATTACGCTTGAACTTGAAAAGAAATTCTCTGATGAATTTAATAAAGATTATCTTGTAGTTAAAGCGGTTAAACTCAATGAGCACATTGAAGAATACAATCCGTTTAAGTAATGGGGTGTTATTAAATGCTTGATTATAACGACATTAAAACACGCATTAACAAGATAGTTGAAATCGGCGATACAGTAAAGGCTTCCGCAGAGATACTTGAACTTAACGATGTTATTACACAAAGTGAGAGCGAGGACACTGCAAAGTTTAACGATTATGAAAACACTATTAAATCAAGGGACGAGGAAATTGCAATCCTACGCAAAGACAATGATGATATTCGCAAAGCAAATGCCGACATTGTATTAAAGTACGGCGAACTGCTCAACCGTCAACCGATTGATAGTGTTGTAAAAAATAAACCCGATGAGGAAGACGAAGAAAAACCGTCACCGAGTTGGGACGAAATTGCTAAAATGAAATAATTAATATAATAACTACCTAAATATAACACTTGGACACATACATATATTAAAGCAGGGTTTGTATATTTAGGTAGTATTTATATGATTATATATTAAATTAATGAAAGGAATGATGTGATGACAGACGAAAAAATTATTGCAGTATTGAACAAAATTCGTGAACAGGGTGACTTGTCATATAAGAACGCAGTACCAAAACTTACCGAGGGTATGCTTCTTTCAACATACGGTGCTTCAATTCTCGGCAACCCCTATGTAAAAAATCAATTCTTAAATGCGTTTATGAACTTCTTTATGTACGAAGAAACAAAGCAACACATTTTTGAAAGTGAATTTGACAGACTTAAAAACCCGAGAATTGTAAATCGTTACGGCTCGTTTGAAGCGTTCCGCAATACTATTAAACCTATGTCATATGACGAAACAAAACTTGACAGAATTTTAAAACTCTACAAACCCGATGTTAAAACGGCATACTTTGCAAGAAACCGTCAAGATATTTTCCCGATGTCGGTATCCCGTGAGGAACTTGAAGTTGCTTTTGAAAGTTATCAATCCTTTGACGCGTTTGTAACAGGACTGTATGAGCAGTTGACAAACTCAAATAAAGTTGTTGAGTTTAATGCAATTAAAGAATGTATTAATGTCAATGTCAACGGCGGTGCAATTAAGACGGTTACAATCCCCGAAATTAATTCAAGTACGGCTTCTTCAATTGCTAAAATGATTAGGTCATATGTAACAAGAATGACTAAGCCGTCAACAAAATATAATGCTTATGCAGACCTCGAGGGTGCGGTCGGCGACCCTGTTGAAACACAGACACCGAAAGAAAGCCTTGTACTTATCGCCGACGCTGATACAATCGCAGAGTTGTCAATTGATGTACTTGCAAGTGCTTTCAATCTTGCATATGCAGACTTCCAAATCAACCTTATTGAACTTGACGATTTCGGCTTCAATGTTTATGACAGAGTAAACAGACAAGTTGTCGACCATAAAGACAGTAAGATTAAGTTTATTATTTGCGATGAAGCACTCTTCAAGATTGAAGATAACCTCGATGTTCGTGCCGAGGGTACAAATGATGCCGCCCTTATGAAACAAACATTCTACCATATTTGGCAGACAATTCAAACAAGACCGTGGGCAAACGGCGTTGCATTTTGTTACGCAGAGAATACAAAACTTGATGTTGACAATCAGTTTGTATCTTATGCTAACCCTGCAACCGTTACATACTCACCGACTTCAGCAACGATTGATACTGATACCACATTAAGAGCAAGTGACGGCACTACAATTACAACAACAGCACCTGCCGACAGTAAAGTTGAAACACAGGTACTTGCAGAAGTTGCATACAAATTTGAAACCGCTTTGCAGTCAATAGTCAACACGCAGAAAACCGATGGTAAAATTGTTGTATCAAGAACAAATGATACAAGCATTACCGCAGGAACATATAACAGCGGTGAGGAACACGAAACAGTTATTACCCAAAGTGAATATGATATGTTTGTTTTGAATTACGGCAAGAAAGCATATCTTAATATGAAGTTCTTTGACAGTGCACAAGAAACAAATTACGAAACCGTATATATTAATATGGCTTCTTCAACCGAAGATACAAAATAAAAAATTAAATCGTGAAATAAATCACTGAAGCAACGCCCACTCTAACGAGTGGGTAATCAATTAAAATAGAAAGGTTGAACAATGAGCGATAATAATTTATATGAATTTAATTTGTTCTGCGGTTTGCACTATACAAGCGATAGTGACATATATAAAAACGGTGATATGTTAGATAGTGTTGAAGCAAAGTCATTCATAATGGCAACATATATGAATTACTTTTTAACTATTGCATATCAAATGTTTAAAATGCACAATGTACCTAAAACTATTGATGAAAATTTTGTTAAACGAACATTGATTAATAGAGGGTCAATAGCAGTTGTCAATGATAATTCATTAGGTTTAATTGCACAACCGTTTACCACAACAGGCAAATTCAATATGTATGAACAACCAACCGAAATACAATTATCATCAATAGGTAACAGTGCAATAGTTGAGGGTTTAACAAATCGAGTAATTAATAACCCCGATGATTTTGAAATTCTCAAACTTAACCCTATGGCAATACCGCTTTACAATACAATTTATTTTTTCTGTAATAAGATTACCGAAACCCAACGGTCAATTGATGTTAATGTATTTAACAATCAAGCACCGCTCGTTGTAGAATGTACCAAAGACCAACAGACAACAGTTGCTCTTGCACTTCGCAAATGGGGTCAACAATTAAAGCATATTATATTGAATAAATCAACAGGTGTTCGTGCGGAAGATTTATTCGGTGCAAAAGATATAGGTGCACAATGGAAAGCCTCACAAATGGTTGAAGTAATGCAATATTACAAGTCGGAATTTTTTACAATGCTCGGTATTAATAACATTCCCTATGAGAAAAGAGGAAATTTAATAACGGCTGAAACAAAAAGCAGTAATCATATTGTAGGATTGACTATTAACTCAATGCTTGATACAATGAATGAATGTTGTAAACGCATTAATGAAAAGTTTAATACCGATATGTATTTTACATACGCAGTTGATGATGTAAACGATATATCAACCCCGACCGTAGCCGACCAACAGTTAACAGCAGGGGTTATAACAGAACAAGAACACGAACAAAAAGAACAAGAAGAGATTTACAATTTTACAAAGGTAGGTGATTAATCAATGTCAACATATACAACAACACTATGGGAAGTAATGAAAGATTTTAATAATCGTCAACCTATGGATATACCAACAATGATTGAGAAATCAAGAGGAAAAATATTTGACTTTGAATATGAAACACCTACTAAAATTGACAAAGAGGTTTTTAAAAAGTGGTTTGAAACTACATTCTTAACAAAGTTTGCAGTATGGGAAATCGGATATGAAACCTATGAGTTGTTTCACTTGCAGTTGTTCGGTGCGTGTCAAAGAATATTACCTAAGTATAATATTTTATTTAATAACTTTGAAGCACTTAAATCACAAGCCGACAGTGCATTTTATAACATCGAAAAAGGTACAATCAAAACTGACAGTGAGGGAAGTCAAAAAGGTACTAACACTACAAATGGTACAACAAAAAATATTGATAGCACATTACCAGTTAACTTGATTAATGCAGGAAGTTTGAACGGTACAAAGTACGCTGATAATGGCAGTTACGGTGAACAAAGCAGTACCGACACAGGCAATACAACAACAAAAGGAAACGAATTAAAAACCTATGATATAAAGCGTGGTAATTTCATTGAAACATATGCAAAGTTTGTTGCATTAGTAAATGATGAAAAGTTCTTAAACATATACAATCAATTGTTTGATGAGTTTAACTATTTATTTTTAGGGGTGATGTAATGCGGATTTATATTGTTGATGAAATGAATAAACCTATTTTAAGCGACGGTAGTTTAACTTGTAATGATAAAGATTATATCACAACAGAGTTAACTGGCGGTACTTATATTGATGTTGACGATAGTGCAAGCGGTCAATATCATATTAGTAACATAAGATTATACAAAGTTGACACGGATAAGTTATTACCATATAGCATACCACTATATATTAATACATTTACAACTAAAAAATCAATTACAATTACTTGTCAAAGAATATATTTTAATGACATTGATATTTTAACGCTATTTAATAATAATCAATTTAAGATAGGACGTATTATACATAATAGAGTTATATATAATATCAATGCTAATAATGCTGTTAGCGAATTAATACCAGTTGCATTTACTACAAATGTAATTTCCGCAACTTCACTCTCATCTATCAGTCGTAGAATTATAGCATATGATAACAATTTAAATATCGTAAGCCTTAGTTTAGAACAATCAACTGTTAGTGAAGTATTATTCAATGACGGAAGTACAGGCAAGGTGTTTATTACTTCAACAGTAATTGATGACCCGAGTATAAAATATGTTCGTATTCAAATTCCACTTGCAAGTAATTCCTTATCAATTGAGAATTTACCAAATGATGATTTTCTAAATCAATTAGGTGTTAAAGGTATTGCAAATGAATTTACCCCAGTACAAAATTCAATCGCATTTATCAATCGGTTGAGAAGTGCACACAACAGAAAGAGAGGTTGATTATTTGTCCGAGAACAAAATTAAAAAAGACTTATGCAACGAGCGTGCTGGCATAGGCATTTTGGCTTTCATTCCCAACCCGATTATATCGGTTAATGAAGCGTGGTTTTTATCCAATACTGAAAAAGTGCATATGTTGTTTTGCAAAATCAATGAAATTATTAACAAGGTTAATTCATACGAAGAATTGTTTACACAAATTCAAGGTGTGTTAAATGATTTTGACGATACCGTTAAAACAGAAGTTGAAAAGTACATTAAACAAATGTATGATAACGGCGAATTAAAAACAATACTTGAAAATATTTCTGTAAACTATTTCAATTCATTAACCGCACCGAGAGTTAGCGAAGTAAACGCAACAAGATTGTTTCGTATCGAATTGAACGCTATGCCTTTTAGCACGCAAGATTTTTCAAGTGATGAAATGGAAAAGTATTCATTTATTCAAGGCGGTACAATGTTTGAACGGCAGGGTATAAAATACTATATTGCGTGTGCAGTATGTATCAATCCGTCACCGTATAAATATAATGATAATGTTGATGTTAGGCGTTATATGTATTTAGGTGGTAAGTGGCAGTTTGAAACACATTCTATTCAATCATTAGGTCACGCAGATTGTATTACATACGATAGTGTTAACGATTGTTTCTATGTTTCATACTCACAAGAATACAACGGCGGTAACACAGCACAAGCGGTCAAGAAAGTTGATAAACTTAACTGGAATTTGGCAGTTGTTGCACGGTATAATTTTACAAATTTCGGAGGGCAAGACTTCAACAGAATATCCTCTTGCTATGCATATAAAGGTGAACTATATCTCGGCGTTGGCTCATCAAGGTGGACTAATATTCACATTGAAAAGGTTACAAGTTTTGAAGATTTAACAACCGAGGTTGTAGTTAATTATCGAGATTATAACAGTTTTGGAAACACAGCCGAGAATATAGTTATGAGCGGTTTTGCTATGAATGATAATTATATTTTTGTAGCGACTAATCAACCCAACGGTGTTATTCGATATAACAGAACTACCAACGAGATAGATAATTTCTATCACATTGGAAATTATATCAATGACCATATGTTTACAACAGGCGAAGTGGAAAACATATCACTAATCGGTGATGAAATTTTTATCGGGTCAAGTATAACCGCTAACCCAACAAGTTATAATTATTTTTGTTATATGAACTTGTCTAAATTCAATTATGTAAACAATATGAATTTTTCGCAAGGCTTATATACCCCATTTCAACAATTATCTGGTTCGGCTAATACTGAAATATTCGTCGGCGTAGAGGGACAAAATGAAAATATTGGTGGTACTGAAATTTGCAACCCAAACGGTTTTCTTAATAATAACTGGAATGGTAAAAGCGGAAAAGGTGACGGTAATATGCCGTTCCCACGGTTAACCGAAGCGTTGATGTATTGTCAATCACAAGTGCAATATCAAAATATTACAATTGTACCTATTACCCGAAACGATGTGTACCCAGTAGTTTTTAGCGGTGGCAAATGTAGTATTAGCATTGACGGAAGTGCTTACTACAATATGAATAAAAACAATAGTACATTTAAAAACCGTTATTACCACGCAGGTGGTATGGTGGTTATCGGCGGTGTTGTTAAGTTGAGAAATGTATGCATTGAAAACCGCACAAATGACAATGTAAGTGTAGGTGAATTTAGCAATTACACATTATCTGTAAACGGTGGTGTTCTTAATATGCTTGATTGTATTATTTCTAACTATGGTATCCATAAAGACGGTTACAGAAAGTTGAACGCTAACGCTTGTATAATTAATATGGACAATATGTATAATGATGACGGAAGTGTTATATCTTTTGATAAAACTAACACTAACATATACCATTGTGTATTAATTACTCACGGTCACTGGGGTGGTGCAACTACATACGCCGTACTAAATTAATAAAGGAGATACTTATGCAAACAATAACAACAAATCTTGATATTGATTTATTGCTCAATATCATATACACACTTATTAAACCGCTTGTAATACTTGCTTGTATGATTTTGATTGATACTATTTTAGGTATCTCAAAAGCAACATTGAACGGTGAGTTTTCAAGCAGTAAATTCCGTAGCGGTATCGGCAAGTGCCTTGAATACTTTGCTTTTATCTTTGCAGTATTATTGATACAGTGGTTATGCCCAGTGATTAATGATAATGCTAACATTACACAGATAGTAATTATATTTGTAATTATTATTGAGTTCACATCAATTGTAGAGAATGTCAAAGAGATACCAGTTCTATATAATTTCGGTAACACTATTATATCAAAGTTGAAAGATACTTTTTCAACGAACACATCGAAAGAATATGAACAAATTACAATTGATGATGACAAGCAGGAATGATTAATAAAGTAGCGGTTGAAATATACCGCTACATAATTTAATAAAAAAGGTGATAGTATGAATAAAAAACAAATTAATGATTTTTTCGGCGGACACACTTGTATTGATACAGACGATGTAGTCGCTTGTAAAAAACAACTTAATGCTTTATACGGTGCACAACCTCGTAAAAAAGATTATACCGATTGCCAAACTTGTATTTATTGTCGGTTTTGTTTTAACAAAGATATGTTAGGTTTATGCGACGGAACATTTTATGTTCCCTTAAAAGAACAACAGAAAGTATATAATAAATGTAAAACTTGCGGTTACTATAATGTATGTGCCGATTACAATTTATTAGGACAATGTAAGGGTGTTAGATATTTTGACAAAAATCTTGTTGCAGATTACTCAACGGTAATGACATTCATACCAACGCCCTACCCGAAAGAATTTAAAGGAAAGTTTGAAAAGGGTTTTAATAAAGCAATTGAAGAAATTCGATTGAGAATTAAAGAATACTATGAGGGACGAGAATGAGTTTTGCAAATCCAACAACAGAAGCATATTTCTGTAATGTACCTTTTGATAGTGATTACAATAATGTAATGCTATTTACTTCAAAAGACCAACAAGTTAATTATTTTAAATCGAACTATATAAAACATTACTCAAACTTAAACATTATAAGAAAAGATACACCGTTCCATATAGCAGATGATTTCGGCTCATATGATACTGTTAATTATATTATGTATCGAAATCCCGAACTTGACAGTAAATGGTGGTTTGCCTTTGTGACCGATGTGCAGTACACTGCAACAAATACAACACGCATTGTTATACAAACTGATGTATGGCAATCATATCTATTCGACCGTTCATTGCGTAGAAGTTATATTGAGCGTGGTACGGTTGGTAATGATACATTCGGAATGTGGACAGCACCCGAGCCGATAGGGTTTGAAAATTCTTTTGAACGAAATTGTGATGATTATATATCTAATAAATTATTATGGGATAGTCATAAATATTTAAATGTTACATCATTACCATATAGCACAACAGGAGAATGGGCATATGGTGGCGTTCCACTTGATAATGTAGGTAGTTATCTTATACAAATTGATAGTGCTGATATAAACGAATTAAATAAAATATATGCACTATATGCAGGGGCAAGTGGTGAACATTTAAATGATATATTAGGTATTACCTTTGCACCGCATTGGATATATACAAATGCAACGGCACGAGAAATCCCTTTAATAGGTAGTGTTAAGGCTTCAATAGTTATTATGACCGATGTCATACAAAGAACTGAATTGATAGCTATACCAACATATCCAACATTTAAAAATGGATATAAACCTCGAAACAATAAGCTATACACTTCATTAGGGCGGTTGTATTATTACCGTAATTATCAAGGAATGAGTATCCCTATTTTACCCGAATATCTAAACAATAGTAATGGTGTACTAAATACAGGTGCAGTTTATAAAGGTAAAGCATACGATTGTGAAAATATATCATTGCAAATAATGAACTATGGGCGTGAAAATGTAAAGGCTTATGATGTGCCATATTCATTAACAATACCTGCGGTTTTTGACCAAAATCAAGGACTAAGACGAAGTTATAATCAAGCAAATGCAACGGCAAATGTTATCGGTAGTGTTGCTAACATAGGATTAGGTGTAGCCGAAACAGGTGCAAGTATTGCAGGTGGTTACGCAGGTGGCGTTGCAAGTGGTATAGCAAATGTTGTAAGTGGGGCGGCTTCATTACCTGCTAACATTATAAGTGCAAAAAATTCGCAAGGCGAATTTCCTATTTCACGAGGCGGTACGGCAGGGTTATTTAGAAGTGAAGCATTTTTTTATGAAAGTCATTTAGTAGAAGCTACCCCGACCGTTGATGAACTAAAACAAATTGATGACTTTTTAACCGCGTACGGCTATCAAATAAATCAATTCGGTGACCCCGATAACTGGTTGCATAATCGTCAACGCTTTGACTATTTAAAAACTGCACCGCAAGCCACATTTGTAAAATGTAGTGGTGACTCTAAAGACAATGAAATATTGCGTGCTATTTTTTCACACGGTGTTCACATATGGCACAGTATGGACGGCTTCGGCTCGTTACAAGACGATAACCCTATTGTATAAAAGGAGTGATATGTTATGACATATAAAAATTGGGTGAACAAATATAAAGGACAAAAAATTAATTACGATAAAGTTTACGGCGTACAGTGTGTAGACCTTATTAAACACTTTATCGACAAGGTGTTAAACACTAAACCGCAAAGTATCGGAAACGCTAAAGAGTACTGGCATAAACGCAAAGGAAAATATATTTCATCGTTATTTATTCCGATTGAAAACACACCGTCATTCATTCCAAAGCGTGGTGATGTATTTGTAAGAACAAGCGGTAAATACGGACACATCGGAGTATGCACAGGAAATGCAAGCAATGAATATTTCTATGCATACGAACAAAACGCTGGCGGTAAAGGTGAGGGAATGACAATGTATTGTCACACAAACTGGAGTACAATCAATTTTCTCCGTCCGAAGAAACAACTCACAACTGCTAACCTACACGCTTATACCTCGAAAACTTCTAAAGCAAAATTGACTATTCCGAAAGGTAGCACAATCACCTATGACAAGTACGGTTGTTTTAAAAGAAAAATTAACGGCGTTGTATATACAATGTCAAGAATTATTTACAAAGGTAAAAAATATTATGTAGCCGATTGTTATATTGCAATGGAGTAATTTCAAATGTCAAATGTTGAAGAAGTAACAAACATTGATGAATTAGAGAGTGGGGAGCAAATCCCCACTTTCGATTATACTAATTATGTTGATGTTACATTAACTGAAAAACATTATTATGATAACCCTAAATACAATGACGGTATTCATTACACCACTAAAAAAGCATTGTCACAACCGTTTGAGTATTGTTTTACAAACGGTGGTAGAAGTAACGGTAAAACAACAGGCTGGCAAATGCAAGCCGTTGATGATTTTTTCAACAACGGTATGGTATATGGAAAGATAGTTCGTAAATATACATACAGTGATGAAAAAAATCTTGAATGGTTTACACAAATTGTACGAGATTATGTTAAAGAAGTATGGCAACACGAAATAGTTGTTTACCGACAGAACTATTATCTTGTAGCGTTAGAGTGTAGACCCGATAGATATTTACCACTGGAAAAAGGAAAGCGTAAACAGGTATTAAACCTAAAGCCGTTCATTAAAGTATTCAATCTACAATATGAAAATGATGATAAATCACACGATTATAATTACATTAAGCGTTTTATCTTTGAAGAATATACATTGATTAATCAGTGGGAATATATTTCAAATGAAATAGACCATTTCAATTCATTGATAAGTACAGTTAACAGAGATAGAAACGATTTATCAGTTGTCTTTATCGGTAATACCATATCTAAACACAATCCATATTTTGAATGGTTAGGCATTAATGTCAACAAGTTAAAATTACACGCTGGTGAAAGCCGTATGCTAACTTGCGGTGACTACAAAGACGGAGCAAGAATATTTGTTGAACAGATACCAAGTGTTTACGGTGATAAAATCGAGTGTCCGCGAATACTGCGTGTCGGTGGTAACGAAATTGCTATATCGGGCGAATGGACTATTAGCGAAAATGTTATCAAAACAAGTGATGATGCTTTCATCAATAAAGTTAACAAACGATTGAACTTTGCCATTAAAACAGATAATAAAATATATTATCATTTTACTTGTCAATACCGTAATTCAATATTTAATGTTATTACTAACAGAATTAAAAATGTTAAAGCAAGTGGTTTAATATATGAATACGATTGTAATACACTTGAACGGATTAAAAACGGTACATTATCAAAATCAAAAGTTTTAGAATTATTAACTGATGTTATTAACCTTGAAACAGTTTTTGCTGATGATGAAATTGAATACAAATATAATAAAATTAAAGGAAGAAATTTAAAATGAAAATTCGTATTACATATCTTGATGAACAAGGTAAACAAAATAGTAAAGTTGTTAACAATTTAAACGAGTGTAATAACATATGCGAAAAAATTTATACTAACGGTGGAAAGTTATTAAAAATTAAAACTCTTGATAAACAGAAACGGAGATAGTAATAATGGCACGATTTGAAAATGATAGAGAATTTAATAAATTCATTCTTGAAAGTTTAGGTATGAGCCAAAATGTAATTGATTATGTGGACAAAAATACAAGTTGGTTAAAAGATAATTTAATCGGTGACATATACGCTGAATTATCAAGTAGTCCTGACCTTGAGGGTGTTGCAAGTGATGTATTGTTTGAAATGGCAGTGTCACAATTGGGTGAAGAATTATCACATTTACCGCCAGACAGCCCACTATATCAATATTACGCAGTATTAATGCAGGACTTTGAACAAAATGTATTAGGACAAATTGATGAAGATGAGCAAATTGAATTAACTGATGAGTATTTAGAAGATACATTCAGAATATCATTACAAGATACCTATGATATATACAGTGAGGGTTATTCAATGTTTGATAAATTAACCCCAGAAATGAAAGATAAATATAAAACCCCTCATCAATTCGCTTTAGATTATTTATACCGTCAAGCAAAAGGTGAATACGATTATAAGATAACCCGAAAAGATATAGCCGATAAATGGAAAATTATTAAACCTACATTTAAAGCAGAACAAGATAGAATTAAAGCAGAACAAAAAATGATTAAACAAAATGCACGAGCGTTTGCGCGAGGTGCAAAACACGCACGAGTTAAAACAGGTCGTAGCGGTTTTGGACTTAAAAAGATTAAATAATGTAAGGACAAAAAAAATGCGAACATATAATTTTTCTAATCAATATTATGTTTATGATATTGAGAGTACAAAATATGAAAAGGCTGATGATTGTCCGCCGTTGGCTTATTCATATTTGCACGGTATTAAACAATATACTTTTACAACCGAAATGACAAAAGATAATATTGCAGAATTTAGTAAAAATTATATATCAATACGAACAAACGAAGATATGGAAAAAGTATTTACACATATCAATGAACAAGCAGAAATTAATAATGAACAAATTGTAATCTTTGTGCATAATCTAACTTATGAATTTTACAATGGTATATTTAATATGCCTACTTTACACCAAGTCTTAACTGATAACCCTAAAAATGTATTTGCAATATCGTCAACTAAGATTATAAAAATCACAATAGATAATTTAGTCTTTATGGATAGTCTTATTTTATTTGGTAAAGCACTTGCATTATGCGCGAGTGAAGTCGGAATGAAAAAGAACGAAGAACACAAAACCTATAATGAGATATGGACACCCGAAAGTGATTTACCGCAATGGGAATATGATTATAACGAACACGATTTAGATATTGTAGCCGTATATTTCAGTAAATTTATTTCATTGTTACATTTAAAGAATTGCTCAATGAATGGGTTTATTAAAAGTAAAATACTAACTCAAACAGGAATGGTTAAATATGTTTGCAGAGAAATAAACACACCGCAAGCATTAAATATTCAGCGTAGAATTGTAAAAGATACGCAGAAAAGTATAACACCAGATGTTCAAAAGTGGATTGAGAACGAAGTGTTCCGTGGTGGATTGTGTATATCAATTCCGTGTAACACTTTTAACATTAATGCTAATGTTCATTCAATTGATTTTGCTTCATCATATCCAGCGGTTATGTGTACGGCGTGTTATCCTAAAGGCGAACTATTGAAAACGAACGGAAAACGCATTAAAGAACTCGACAAATTATTAACCGACAAAACATTTAATTACAAACGATTTTTAAACCCTATGTATATATATCAACCGTTTAAACATTTCCTATTTAAAGTTAGATTAACTAATGTAAAAATAAAAACATTCCCAAATGATAACGAGTTTATGTATATTTCTAAAGCAAAGTGTAGTGAAGTATCAACAAATTCATTAATTGTAAATGGTAGAATAATACACGCAGATGAAATAATAACAAGTGGAATTGAACTTGATTATATATTAATGCGTTTATTTTATGATTTCGACCTTGCAGAAATAATACAAGAGTACACTCCTACAATGTGCGGACGATTAAGTGAATATAAAATATTATCAATCAGTAAATTCGCAATTGAAAAAGAGGGATTTAAAAAACTTGAAAATGCGTGTGGAAGTTATGAAAGTTTTATTGCAAAATCTAATGAAACCCTGTTAAATGATTTAACATACGGTGATGTTTTTAAATCAACTAACGCAGTTGCAAGTCAAAATAATATGGAACACATTAAAAGTATATGTCATACATATTTAATGCAAGCGAAAGGAAAATTAAACGGACAATATGGTATCGGTGTTCAACATCAATTTCAACAAGATATTATATATAATGATTATCAATTTAATATCGGTACTGATGAACGGTTAAATTGGAGTAAAAACGAAAACTATTTGCAGGGAATTTACATAGCAGGACACGCACGCTATCGGTTAGGATTAATGGCATATCACCTTGTTAACAAAGGTTTTAACATTATATATTTTGATACGGACAGTATTAAATTAATGGGTGATAAAGATAAATTATTGCAAGAAGTTGAAAGTTGGAATGATAAAATTAAAGTTCTGCGTAACCGTTTAATTAATAAATACAAAGACAAAAATTTATTTCTTGCAAACTTTGGTAATTTTGATTATGAGGGTACTTACGATTATTTTATAACACACGGCTCTAAAAGATATGTTACAATAACCGATGATAAAGTTAGTTGTACTATAAGTGGAGTTAATAAAAAGGCAAATAGTGGTGGTGCTACATTGTTTTATAAAAAGTACGGTTTATACGAACTACATAAAAAATGGTGTGGTCTTAACACTCTGTTTGATTACCCTTTATCAAAGCGTAGTATTAACTTTATTCCTAAAGAGCCTATGCTAATTGATGATATTATAATCGACAGTAACAATAAACCTTGTAAAGTACATCAATACAGTTGTGAGGGTATCAGCGAAAAGGATTGTGGTTACTTGTTATCAAGTTATAGCAAACCTTTAGACCCTATTGTTAAATGGTATTTTTATTGTAAGTTATTTAACAACGGTGATTTGGATATTGAATTAAAACCGCATAGCATTATTGTTACTAACCCAGTATATAATGAGGACGGTAGATTAATCAACGGTAATGTTGAATGTGTAAAAGGATATGTTGTAGAGAAGTACGCTGAAAAACTTTTCAGTAAATGGGAAAAGTATTTTTCTAAAAACAAATTTTTAGATTATGCAGATACGATATACAAAATAGAACACAATTATAAAAACGGTGTGTTAATTAAAAACGATATAACATAACTTTATAATGTGGAATTATAACCGTACTATGGTGGTGGGTTAAAGGTTGCTATCATGGTGCGGTTTTTATTGTTGTGTTGTTATACTTGTGGTATAACTGTATGGTGAACAGTTGTACTTCAAGTACAGACGGTTAGGTTGGACTGTCTGTCACTCGTGCACAGTGTCTTTCAGTGGTGGACACTATTCCCTAACTACTTT